TGGTGAAAGTCTGTCTTGCATGGACAGGAAAGACCACTTGGGCTTGCGCGGGTTCACTAAATGTCAGCAAGTCTCAAAGCATTAACAACATGCCCAGTGATTTTGTCAATGGGCGCTCCGCGTTTTGAACGAACGGCCTTTTTCTTGTCTACATACGTCCACTTGTCAAGCCACATGACACATGACTCGGCAACGTGAGCATAAGTATTAATCAACTCATCATGACTAATACCATAGACGTCGTCCAAAAACCCGGAAAAACTGTCCGAGTCCAGTTGTTGTACTTTGAGAGCATCCTTGATGAACTCGATTCCACGGTGACCAACTGTTCGATTCGTATTGTGGTCAACGTACGGTTTTTCACTCATAGCGAGTGACGCTTCGTGCAGCACCTGCGCAACTCCGGGCACGAACCTATGTTCAAAAGCAGCGCAAAGGTATTTGCCTGCCATATAATCCCTGTCATTGACCTGAGTGTTCATGTTACTCCTCAGGTTCAATTTTGCAAGGACGCGCCCGAATTGTGGGACCCCGCGGGTTCCGTGCCTGCCCCTCACATACCTTTTGCGGTAAAAGGTGGCATGTTCACGAGAACGAGGGATAACGGCCTCAGGAGTCATGCCAACGCATGGAACTACACTGTTTATGGCCGAAACAAAATCTCCCTTCTTCTCAGTGGGCACAACCCCGAGGTAATCATCACCACCATGGATGTTAGTACTCTCCTCAATCTTGGCCTCCTCCAAGGCAGCCAAGATCAACACCATTCCTACGTAAGTGTTGCCGGTGGTCGTGTTCTGTACACCCGACCACATCTGACCCGTAACCTGTGCGGCAACCCCGTACCGGGTCCACACACGTACACTCGTATTACGTACGAACTCTCTAACAAACCAGGCGGGAGCTCCCAATTTTGCGTAGAGCATCGCTTCATACTTGCGAAACTCAACACTTTGCGACCCGTCGTTGTTCTTCATGTCGTTCTCCACCATTTCACCTGGGCTAGTTTCAAGCAGATCTCCGATCTCTTCATTCTTCATTCCTGCAGCAAACAGGACTCGGTTACCCACATTGAAGGGATTCTCGAGAGAAAAAACTGCTTTCATACGGGTAGCCAGCTCATCCACTACCACGCCCGCGATCATGTTGTACATATCCGACCCTTGATATACAACACGCA